TTGCTCCAGCTCTTGCAGTTTGATGTCACGCCGGGCCGCATTCGTCAGAATGCGCCCTTCCAAGAGCATCTGTTCATACATCGCCCGCGGCATTCCGAGTTTCAACGCACGTTCTGCCGCCTTCGTGCGTGCGCGCTCTTCGGCCGCCGCGCGCACCTGAGCCTGTCCGAGCTTGTCAAACTGAAGGGCTGCCATTACCGCCGCGTCGCCAAGCTTGTTCAATTCCTCGCGCCATTCGATGATTTGCTTGGTACTGGCCGGCATGCGCAAGCCGACTAACAGGAGCATCGTTTGCACGATGTCCTGCTGCATCTGAAGCTGCTGGCCGAAGAGCGGTATCTGGTAGGCGAGTTGGAATGACATTTCGCGCAGCGAGAGCTCGCCGAGCTGGAATTGCTGCACGAGGTCTTTCGCGGCCGCCGCCGCCTGCGCAAGCTGGCCGATCATGATCGACACGCCGGCGATCGGCCCGGCCCCGCGTATGAGCGAACCGAACAAGCCGATGTCTGACCCCGGCCCGAATTGCTGCTTCAGGCCGGCGGCGAAGCGCTGAAACTCTGTGCGCGCAGCCTGTAGGCCGGCCGCCGCCTGGTTCTTCGCATTGATCGCAACATCTACGTTGCGCTCAGCCATTTACGGCCCTCTTGCTGCGCTCGTATGCTTCGCAGTCATTGCACTCGGCGGCCAAGAAATCCACGGCGTTGAGCATGATTTCCGTCTGGTCAAGCCAACCGCCGGGCATCGGCAACATCCCGTTTTGCATGAAGTCGTAGGTCCGCAGGGCGTCACGCACGTCCTCTGTCACCAGCGCGGCCGGGCAACCGACGATCTCGGCGAAGCCCGTCCCGCGGCACTCGCGGCACGCCGGGTCATTCCCGTCGCACAAGCACGCGAGCTTGATCGGCCATTCGGCCGTGCCCTCTTCTAAACACCGTTGGCGGCAGCGCTTGCAACATTGTCCGTAGCGAATCGCGACCGCCACACGAATTTTTTTCGGTGAATCTCCGACAGTTGCGAATGCTGGAGAATCCCGCCGGTCAGGCCCCACAGTTCCGTCTCGGTCAGAACATCGCCGATGCGCTTCGGATCGAACGGTACGGGCTGGCCCGCGCGGTCCCGCACGTTCCGCCAGCCGGCGATCAGCGGCCCGAGCAGCGCGACGAGCGAATCGAGGCTGTCCTCGTGCTCGCGCAGCGTCTGGGCTTCGACCGGACTCGTCGTGCGTTCGGCGAAGAGGCGCAGCGCCTTCGCCTCGTTCCGCGTCGGGTAGTAGACGGTAAAGACCGTTCGTTCGCATTCCGGCACGGACGGATCATCATTCAGCCAGAGGTCCAGCGTCTCCGCCGGACTCGCCGCGATGTGGCTCATCGTGTTCCTCCTGAATGCCCAGGTATTCCGCCTGCACATGCGGCGGAAGCGCAGACCAGAAAGCGCGCAGCTCGCGCTCTGTAAAATCTACTACTCCGGCGTGGCGTGGTTCGCACGCCGCGCGTATTTGTTCGATCGTCGGCTCCATCATTACGCCTCCGCGAATGTCACTTCGTCATTCCCGCTACTGATGACGCAATCGAGCGTTTCCGTCACCGTCGATGCGACCGACCGCTGGCCGCTCGGCAGTTCGGCGCGTTGAAGGTTCGGGGCCGTCATCGTCAGGGTATTTGTTCCGTCGGTCAGGACGGCGTTCAATGCCTGGAGCGTGCCGGCCGTCAACTTCGCGAACGGATCGTAGTCCGCCACAAGGTGCGCCTCGAAGTCGAACGTGAATTTCGGATCGCGATCGACGATGTAGGCATGGAGCAGGTTCGGCGCGACCGTGTCGTCCGATCGCATTTCAAGCTGATTGCCCAGCGAGAATGTCACGGTATTCACTTTCGGAACCGTCGCCCCGCCGATTGTCAGCGTCGAAAAATGCGTGTAGCGCAGCGGCGTCGGCGCGACCGTCGGCGTCGGCATCGCTTCGGCCGTCGGCGTTTGCCAGACGCCAATGAACTCCCAATCGCGGTACAATGGCTCGCCCGCAGAAAAGGTCTGAGTGAACGTGCCGAGCGCACCGACAAGCGCCTTGTAATCGGCATTTGGGCTGGCCGCCGCGTTGCCGGATTTCTCCCAGAGCTTGATGCTCATGCAGACCTGATCGGAAAGAGCGGTCGATGGCGAGTACGTGCCGGCCGCATTCTTGAGCCAACAAGCGGGCAAGAGCGTAGTAAAGCCCGCGCCGTGCCGGCAAATCTCGCGGAAGCGCAGCCGACCCATGCGCTTACCCACGGCCGACCCGAGTTTGCCCGCGAAGTTCCCATGCGGCCGCCGCTCGCCGCCGCCGAGAAAGTCCACCGGCTCCATGTGGGCGTCAACGATATGCATCGCCAGCGCGGTCGTGACGCTGCCCAGCACGGACGTTCCGTACGTCGTTTCGGCCGCCGCCCCGATGAGCTTGGTCCGATGCATCTTCGCGTACGTCGGGAGCGCCATCGGTTACTCCTCAAGTAGGGCGATCTGCCCGGTCAGCACGTACGGATTGCCCTCATCGTGCTCATAGAACACCAGGAACGTCACGATGATTTGCAACAGGCCGTCCTCGAATTCCACCGTCGCGGCGGACAGGATATGCGTATCGCTCGCGAGCTGGACGCTACCGACCGTCTCTTGCCAATGCCGGTTCGCAATCACCTTCTGCTCAATGCGCGCTTGCCAGCGAACGGTCGTGACGCTGCTGCGCTCGGACGCGCTTGAATCAGGCGTGACGAGCAGGCATACACTGACGGGCAGCATCTTGTCCGTTTTCTGAATGTTGACGTGCTCCGCTTCCTCATCGCCCTCGACGATGATCGCACTTAGGTTTTCGTAGTTCGTTTCGCCGCGCGCGTCCCAGCGATAGGCCGCGGCCACGTCCGTCATCGCCGCCATATCCGTACGAATCTGGCGGAGGATGCGCTCTTTTATGGCGATCGACTCAGGCATTCACCGCACCCCCCCCCCCGTGCTCTTGCCGGCCAACAGCGCCTTGATCTCGCCTTCGATGCGCTTTTGCAGCGTCGCCGATACGTCCACTTCTAGCGCGCGCTTGAGCGCCCGATTCTTGGACGCCACGTAGGGGATCGACGGCCCCATGATCTCGTCGATGGGCAAGCGCGCGACGTAGCCGCTATCGCGACTCTTGTCCGGCCTACGCCAGAACACGCCCAGGTGTCCGCTCTTGGTTTTGCCCATGAACGCGCGCTCGACAAAACTCTTTTTCGCGCCGATCTTCCAGCCGACACCCTGGCCGCGGAAGCGCGAAACGTGGAATTGCCCGGACTCCGCGTCGCGATACCAGACTGGCCGCTGTGCTGTTAACGGCGTCGGCTTGGCCTTGAACCATACGACGGGAATGCGCTTGCCAGTGATCCGCACGATCGCCGATGGTTTCGCGAACGTCGCGCGCTTGATGATGTCGATCGCCCTGCCCGTGCTCGCGCTCCCGCGCGCGCCAAAGCGATGCGGCTTCACCAAGTCAGCCTGCCGGATGCCCAGCTCTCGGGAGATCACGCGCTTGGAGATCGTGACCGCGTGTTTCGCCGCGCGGTTCACCGACCGGGCGACGGCCCGCACAATGCGGCCGGGGAACGTGCGCGCCAGAATATCCAGCCGCTCCAGTTGAACCGGGTCAACGTCGAACGTGATTCGCAGCGTCGCGCTCGCCATCATTGCACCTGCAAACGCCACGCCCCGCCGCGCTGGTCGATCACGTCCTTAACCGTGAACGTCTTATTCGTGCTATCGCCCCGCATTTCGGCGAGACTGATCGTGTCGCCGCCGGGCGTCACCATCGCGACATCGGCAGCAGAAATCCAAACGGTGATCTTCCACACGATGCGCGCCTGCCCGAGCGGCCCGGTCGCGCCGCGCCGCTCGCGCTCAATGATTGCCGATATGGACTGCGCGGAGCCGCCCTTCGGCGTATACGTTACGGTCTCGGCGAAATGCTCAAGCAGCCGCTCCAGCGGCCCATCCTGAAAGCGCTGCTCGAACGTTGAGGCCATTCACGCAATCGCCTTCCACTCGGTCTTGTGCGACCGGATGAGGACTTCGCAGTGATCGGGCGGCAGCGATTGGCCGCCCATTTGCGGCAGGCCCGTCGCGTGAAAATGGCCGATCACCGTGCCAGCGGGCAGAACGACGCCGCCGCCGGACACCTTTGGCACGCGCAGCGCCACGGCGTAGCCGGCCGCCGCGTCGATCTGACTCGCCGTCAAGAGCGTTTTGTTCGCGGCTTCCAGCGCTTCGACCTGCTTGCGCAGCGCCTCGTTGACCTTGACCTGATTCTCTAGTTTCGCCGCGAGCGAACTACGGTCTGCGGCGGCAGCAGATTCAGCCATTTCCGTCACTCCCTTAGCTGAGCGTGAAGCGCACAGCGTATTGCCATTGCCCGTATCCGAAGCCGCCGGTCCATTCGGAAATGTACCGATGCATCCGGTTTTCGATCGCGTACTCGCTGCCTTCGGCGAGCCGCGAATCCATCGTCACGCCGACCTCCTCTTGCACAATGAATGGCTTGGTATTGCCATCCGTGCGGAAGAGATACCCGACGGTCGTCGAGTCCGCGTCGAGCCGCGGATTGCAGCGTACGTCGATGCCGAAGTCCGTTTGTTTGAGCAGGTTATCGCGCACCGTTCCAGACGATCCCTCTAACAGGTCTTTCTTGGCCGCGCCGAGAAACGCGCCCCAGAGATTCGTCGGAAGCAGCGCGAGGAATTGCCGCGCGCCGCCGTTCATCGGCTCGCCCTTGTCGTCCTTGTACGTCATCATGTAGGCGATGACATTGAGCAGGATTGCCGACGCTTCGGCTTGTGTCGGATCAGCGGCGGTCGAGACATTCAGGGCGGCGACGTCCGAACTGTCGATGTTGTTCTGAAGCGTGCCGGACGAGCCTTCCGAGTGATCGGTGTCGAAATACTGCTGATCATCATAGGCCGTGCCGGCGAAGCCCGTCGTACTATCGCCCTGAGTGATCAGCGTCGTGATTCGCTCGTCCATCAGATAGGCGAAGCGATCGGCGATCTCGTTGACACGGACCATGATTTGGCCCGTTTTGTCCCGCCGCAAGTCGTCCACAGACACGTCGAGCACGTTGTTCCACGTCTCGTTCGTGACGCGAACGAACTTTGTCCCGAGCGTCGTACCCGCCCGCTGCCCCGTCCATTTGGTGAACGTCGGAACCTGATCGGAGAAGCGGTACTCTTCGTACTGCTGGTCGCTGTTGTTCTGGAAGGCCAGCGGCGACCACCATGCGCCGTCGAATTGTTCCTCAAGGCGACGGAAAAACGTTCCGACGATCGCCCGGCTGCCGAGAGCGGAAACGGACATTGCACTCACTCCTTCAATCGTTACCCGATCGCGACCGTACGCGCGCCCGTGAATTCGATCTCCCGGAGCAACGCAACGGCAACCGTGTCGTCGGACGCCTTTTCCATGAGCCAGAATGGCGCGAGGCCAACGCCGGATGCGACGCTTAACGTAGTGCTCGCACCCGTCACCCCGTCCAGAACGCGCACGAAGCCCGAGCCGGAGTCAATCCACAGCTCGCCGCCGCCGCCGGTGCGCACGATGATGAGAAAGTCCTTGTACGTGTCGTTCGCCTCGTCGTTGTTGATCGTCGTGTCAACGGGCGTGACTTCCGTATTGTTGTTTTCCGACCAGCCCTTGATGTCGTCATCGGCCGCATTGTTGCCGTCGATGTGGAACGCGATCTTGTCCACCATATCGGCGTGCGAGAGGTCGGTCAGAGAGTTAGCGGTCAGGATCGTGCCGAGTCCAAAATCGACATCGAGGATCGTCGCCGCACCGTCGCCGGCATTCGTCAGAACCCAGCGACCGCGCAGACGCAATCCGCCGGATACGGCGCAGCTCTGAAGGCCGTAGAGCGCGGCCGTCGCGGCCTCCGCCACGGCATCAAACTCGCCTTCGATCTGCGGCGCAGCCCCGCTGTTGTACGTGACTCCCAATCCGAGAATACTCTGAATCGCGAACCCGCTCGGCAGATACGCCGTAGCCGAAGCGGCTCCTGTCGCCGTGAATCCGTGCGACGCATTCTCGAACATGCGGAGCGTGCCGAGGTCCGTGTCCAGCGTCTTTTCCCCCGGCTCCTTCAGCTTGATGATCGCCTCGTCCGTGGCCTTCTTGGACACGATTCGGCCGACGAAGCCGTACGCTTCGCCCGTCATCGCCAACGTATTGTCATCGCTCGCGTAGACGGCCTTGCCGATGTCGTCGTCGCCGACGCCTGATACCGTGTGGTAGATATGGCCGCTGACCATGATCTTGATCGTCGGTTGCCCGCGCCGGCCATCCGTTCCCAGGTCGGCAACCGCACCGCTCGTAGTCGAGGAGTTGTAGAACTCCTCAAGCGCCACGCCCCAGAACTCATCCCCGGCCTCGAAGGGCTTGGCGTACCCGTTCGGCGTTTTGCCGACGAAGCCGCCGGCATAGATGCGCGAGGACTTGTAGACCTGCGCGGAGATGACGGCATTTCCGCTCGGCGGCTGTACGGACTTGACGGCTGCGTTCGCGCTGAGTGCCACGATTGGTTACTCCTGTTTCACTTGCGGCAGAGGACGCGGCCGCTGGCTTTGGCCGTCTCGTACGCCTTGAACGTGTCGAACCGATTGAAGAACTCGCGCCGAAGCGCCGGATCGCGATCCCACTTCGCCCTCAGCTCAGCATCGCCCGGAGGCGCATCCGAATCGGCCGATGAATCGACGGTCGGAACGGCTGCGGTTCCGCGTTCTGCGAGCTTCGCGCCGGACTCCAGTCGTTCGATCCGAGCTGCCTGAAGCTCCATCCAGCGGTCGCGCGCGGCGACGACGGACAAGCCCTGCTCCAAGCATTGCTCGCGGAAGGCCGGATCGCTGCCGGGGATTGCCTTCAGTTCGGCGAGCGTCGCCGGGCGCGGCTTGCTCTGCCGTATGGGTTTGGCGCTTGCGGCCGTTGTGGTCGTCGTCGTGGTCGTCGTACCAGCGCTCTCTTCGGCCGGCCCGGTCCACGTGCCGCCCGCGGCTTCGCACTCGGCTTGGTCCATTTCTGATTCGCTGCCATCCGGCATCTTGCACGTTCCCATGACAGCCTGCGCCTCTTCCGTTGCGTTCTTCGCGATTGCCACGATCGAACTCCTCAGTGCCGGCGGCACGTTGCGGTAGTTGCGAATGCACGCGGCGGCCTTCAGCGGTTCGCGCTGCGCCTCGCCGTCAATCAGATCAACCAAGCCGAGCGCCTTTGCCGCATCAGCCGTCAGCCACGTTTCGGCGTCCATGAGCGACGTGAATTCGTCCGGCGACTTGCCTGACCGGTCGGCGTAGACCTGGCGGGCTGTGACAGTCAATTTCTCAAGCTCGTCCGCGTACTTGCGGAGATCGCGCGCGTCGCCGATCGCGAAGCCCCAGGCGTTATGAATCATCAAGTAGCCGGTCTTACCGATGCTGATTTCGTCGCCGGCCATTGCGATGACGCTGGCGATCGAGGCGGCGCATCCGCCGATCCGCACGAGCTTGCGCGATGCATGAGCCTTCAGCGCGTCGTAGATGTCCAAGCCGTCAAACACGGCCCCGCCCGGCGAATTGATGCGGATGCGTAGCGTCGGCGTCTTGATCCGCTGAAGTGCCTGCGCGAATTCCTTTGCGTGTACGCCGCGTTCGCCGGTCATCCAGTCGATGCCGCCGATCTCGCCGTAAATGAGCAGTTCCGTCGCGCTCTCATCGAGCTGGCGGAAGCGGAACCAGTCGCGCGCCTTCATGGGCGCGAATCATCCGCCGTGCGAACGCGCCACTACAAGGGCCGGCGCACCAGTGCGGTACACGTCTGTACCCGCCGGCCCTGCCCGCCCTGTCTCGCGGCGGCTACGCTGGCGGCATGGCGTGGACGTACTCTGACTGGATTACCGAGACGACCGACGCGCTGAAACTCACGGCGCTCCAAAATCACATCGCTGAGGTTTCGGCACGAATCGCAGAAGATATGTCGAGTTCGCCGGGCAGCGTGAGTTACGGGAACCTGCTCGGATACCTGAAACACTTGCAGGATCAGGAGCAGCGGATCGTACAGCGCAGCTCGGCCGCGCGCTTCACCCGAGCACGGATGACGTGAACGCCCAAAACGGACAGCCCACGGAAGCGGCGCGCGAGGCGACGCGCAAGCGCCGGCGGCGAGAGCGTGAAGCCGCGCGTCAGACGCACTACGTCCGCTACGGCCCGTTCGGTCGCGAGATCGTCATGTACGCGCGCGGTACGGGCTACGATTCGGCTGAGACGGTCGTACACGCCGGCGGCCCGCGGGCGCAACGGGGGCGCAGCGAAGCCGGGCACGGCTACAACATCGCGGATATCCGCGCCGAAGCCCAACGCCTCGATCGCAATAACGCCCTGCTCCAGGCGACGAATACGCGCCTCTGCGACGTGATTCTCGGCGATGGCATGACGCTCCAATCGAAGGCGGCGGAAAAGACGGCGCGCGAAACGGTCGAAACGAAGTGGCGCAGGTGGTGGAAGTTGGGCCGGCCGGAAGTCCGCGGCCTTGATGACGGCGCGTCGCTGGAACGCAAAATCCTGCGCCACGACGCGAACGATGGCGATCTACTGATTCTACGAATCTCTGAGCGCCTACAAATCCAGTTAATCACAGGCGATCAGATCGACGCCGGCGGCAAGGTGCGTAACGCGCAAACGAAACAGCGCATCGAGGAGGGTGTCGAGCTTGACGAATACGATGCTCCGGCCGCGTTCTGGGTCGCGCCGTACAGTGCATCCGGGATGCTCGCGTCTACGAAGGCGCGCCGCATCCCGGCCGAAGAGTGCATCTATCTGGCCAACCGGAGGCGCATCGACCAGGTACGTGGCGAACCGGTCCACCAGTGCAACTTTCCGATGTTTCACCGGATCAGCGACGTATGCGACTCGGAGGCCGCGGCCTTCCAATTACTCAGCCGCGTCGTGCTCGCGATCACTGCGAAAGACGCGGCGCTTGCCGCACTGAATCAATCAGAACTCGATACCGCGCTCTCTGGCGACGAGCAAGCCCGCGCGTTGGCGGAGCGCATTCAGGATGTCGGCCCGGCCTTGATGGTTCACCTCGAACCGGGCGAAGACGTGAAGGGCATCGAACGGAACATTCCGGGCGCGAACTTCGAGGCGTCGCTGAAGATGTTTCTGCGACTGCTCGGGCTACCGCTTGGATTCTCGCTTGAGTTCATGTTGCTCATCTGGAGCGACACGAACTACAGCAGCGGGCGGGCGTCAATCAAACAGGTCGAACGTAATACGCGGCCATTCCGCCACCAGCTCGAATACGCGATGTCCCGCATCTTCCGCTGGTGGGCGCAACAGATGGTCGCGCGGAAGGAGTTGCCCGACGAGGCGGACATCGCCGAACACTGCTGGCACTTCCCGCCTTACCCCTTCATCGACCCGCAGAAAGAGCGGCAAGCGCAGCGGGAGGCTGTGACGAGCGGGCTGTCAACCATGACGCGCGAGGCTTTCGCGACCGGCACAGAGTACAAAGAGCTGCTTGATGAGCAGGCGGCGGACATTGAAGCTGCGATCGTTCGCGCCGAAATCTTGAAAGCCAAGTATCCTGAAGCCGGCATATCATGGCGCGATTTCAGGCCGATCTCAGAGGGCGGCCAGAGTGCCCTCGTCCAAAGCGCCGTCATTCCGCAGACTAGCGCAGCGGCCGCAGCGGGACCTTGACTTGCTTGCCCGTCCGGCCGCACTTGTTGCACTTCGTCAGCCGGATTATCCCGCGCGTGCTTGCCGCGTTCATCATGCCGCCGCACGGACAGCGGCGGCGCGGTGGGAACACGTACTCGAATTGCGAATCGCCCGGCGACGACGGTGCGGGCGGCGGATTGTCTGCGAGCTGCTCGTAGTTGCGGCGGAAGGGCTGTCGCTGCACATCATTCCCCGTTGCGCGCGATGCGTCCGGCGAATCCGGCAGGCGCGGCTTGCACGGGACTCGCGGGCGTCGCGGACTTCACGATGAGCGCTTCTAGCTGGTGCGCGTGAGCGGAGAGCACGGCCGCCACGTCAGCGGCCGTCATGCCCGCGGCGATCGCCTGCGACACTAGCCCGTTGACGGCCGCGAAGAGCTTGCCCTGAGAATCGTTCAGCGTCGTTATCGTCATCCGTAGTCCCGCCGGAACGGCCGTCGATTCATCCAGGCCGGGCGCGGTTCGGCCTGACGAGGCGGCGGTGCGGGCGCACGCTTCGGCATGATCGCCGATCTTCCGACCGTCCGAATACCCGCCATGTGTGCCGCCACGCCTGACATATACAGGCAGTCCCACCAGTGATTCGGCCTCTTGTTCGCGTTATCCCATCGCGTCAACTCGTTTGGTCCGCTGTATCCTATCGTCGCCACCTCGGCTGTGCAATGATGGGCAAACGTCGTGTGTTCGCGGAACTCCGCGTGCCAAAGCGTCAGCGCTCCCGGCTCGGTCGTCGGTACGCGCAGCCAGCTCCACGTGAGCGTTTTCCAATGGTCGGCGTTGGCCGAGACGATCGACACGCGCTCGGTGTCCTGCGGCTCAACGAGATATCCGTGCGACGGCCAGCGGCGATTGATACCCGCGCCCCAGCCCTTGAACGGCCAGTACGGCCGGCCGCTCTCGCGGACGAAGGCGTAAACGACCTGCGCCCACGTGCCGGAATCGACGACCACAACGTCTGGCCGCCGCTGATCGGGGCCGCACCGCCAGCCCGCGGCGCACAGTTCCCGGAAGTCGCGCAGGGCTGCGAGGATCGCCCGCTCTTCGCCGAGCGCATCGGACGCAACTTCGATGACGTTATAATCACTTATCCTACCTCTGCCTACGTCATCATATGCTACTAGCGTCCAGTGCAACAGGCGTTTGCCGATATCGCACGCGACGACGAGGCGCGCCGTATTCGGCGGCACGAGTCCGCGCGGCCGGTCCTCCTGGCGCTTCGCCACGTCCTGCCACGTGATGCGCTCCAGGTCGCCGCCCGATTCCTCGACCGGCAGCGCCCAGACGTACTGCATGAGTTCGCGCTGAGCCGCCGTCTCGTTCGTGCCAGTCGCGTTCGCGGCCTTCCATTCGGACGCCGCAATCGTACCGGCCGTCCAGAACAGGTTGTGCCAGGCTGAGATTCGCAGCGTGAATGTCTCGGACTCCGGGTTATCATGTTCGATCCGGGCGTCACGGTTCATCCGCGCCCGTTCGGGATCGCTGATAACCGCCGCACAAGATGGGCAGACCCACGTCGCCTGCGCCTTCGCCTGCTCGGGCGTCTCAGCCTTTTGCCAGCCGATCAGATGTTGCCGTTCGGGCGACACGTCCGCCCGGCAATGCGGACAGCGGCAGACGATGCGCGACCGGCTGCCCGCCAGATACTCGCGCCAGATTCGGCCGCTTGTGAACGTGGGCGTGCATTCCATCCCGATCCCCCCGCCGTAGCGGGCATAGCTGTCCGTGCAGTGCTCAAGCTGCGAGAGCTTGTCCGTCTCGCGCGACGTGCCACCGATGACATCGAATTTGTCGGCCTCCGTGACGTACGCGCGGCGGGCTGTGAAGCCCGCGCGCTGCGCATCGCCTCCGCCGCCGCCCATGAGCTTGAGCGTCGCGCCATTGCCGAATCGGACGGTGTTCACGACCGGCCCACCGCGCGAACCCGGCCCGGATGTCGGCAGCATCGGCGCGTAGCGCGTGCGTTCGATCAGCGGCCGGATGTCGCCGCGCCATTTGTCGTCCGCCATTCGGTAATCAGGAATCCCATAGATCGTCGTCTCGTGCAGCTCGAAAAGTTCGTAGCAGAGTAGGATGGACAGGCAGAGCGTACCGCCGGCCTGACGTGGCTTGACGATCGCCCATCGTCGGAACCGCCCGGAATCCAGGGCGGCGAGAAACAGGCCGGTCCAGGGCTGGACTTCGCGGCGGTAGAGCGAGCCGCGGTACTCGCCGCTCGGCAGCACGATTTCCGATTCGGCGAATTCGAGCAGCGGCCGGACGGTCGGAGATCGGGCGCGGGCAATTGCGCCGCGGAAGAGGTCAGCTACGGCGTGCATCTAAAAAACGTTTCGTTTCGTGTCGGCTCAGATCGGGTCGCGTCGGCTGGTTTCGTCCCGCCTCGTTTCCGCTCGACAGCAGCGCCGTATGAGAGCAGACCTTTCGTTTCGTGTCGGCTCGGCTCGGATCGGCTCGAGTCGGCTCGTTTCGTCTCGCCTCGATTCGGTTCGCATCGGCTCGCGTCGCGTCGCCTCGTTTCCGTTCGTGTCGATTCGAGTCGCCTAGTCTCGCCTCGCATCGCATCGGATCGCGTCGCTTGTCAGCCCGTCATCGCCTCCAGCAGCTTCCGCAGGTCCGGCGGCTGCGCCACGCCCGTCAGTTGCTTCGTCGCCTTGCGCTCGCCGAGCAAAACCAGCAGCTTGTTCTGCGCCAGACGCGCAAGATACTCCGCCCGCTCGGCTTCGGGAATCGCCGCCGCGTCATGACACTCAAGCATCTGCACCGTGCAGTTGGCCGTACGCCGGACGTGCCGCGTGCGCGACTCCGCGTGCGCGTTCGTTTCCGTCGCGGTCAAGCGCTTGATCCGCTGCTCGCCCGGAAGGCGGCTCCAGACCTGTCCGTAGCGGCGGCGCAGGATACGGATCGCCGAATGCAGGTACGTGTAGCACTTCCCGCTCGGGCGCGTGTCGCCGCCGCACAGGGCGGACAGCTCATCGTCCGTTGCGAACTCGTCAGGTCGCTCCCGCAAGTGCTCCACGAGCACGGCCGTTTGCGGCGCGATGTTCGGGATGTGCGGGAACTTCGCTAGCTTCAGGTCGGTCTTGTTCATCTTGTGCTCCTAGAAAAAAGCCTTTCGTTTCGTGTCGCGTCGGTTCGCGTCGCATCGCCTCGATTCGCATCGCATCGGATCGCGTCGGCTCGGCTCGCTTATTAACTCGACTTCGCCGCGATGGGCCGCACGTTGCTTACCTTGTACCGGCCGTAGAACCCGCCGCGGCGCGGAGCGAACCGGCCAAGCCCGTTGAACTTGCCGCCGAACTCCGCGTATTCCGGCACTTTCTGCCAGTGACACTGAAGGATCGGATCGGTGATATAAACCGTCACGTCGCCGCTCCACCGTGAGATCAGCGGGAACACACGCCACACGCGCGTGCCGCTGCCCTTCTTCCCGTCGGCGTTGACGTACAGCCGTTCGCTCACGACATCCTTCGCCTTGACGCCGATCAGGATCGGGTCAATCACCATGATGCCGCTCAGGAAGTGCTTGGTGAATTTGCTCGTACCCTTGCCCGGAACACTCTCACTCAGGTACTTCGCCGTCGATTCCAGGCACTGCTTCATCATCATCGGCGGGATGAACACGTTTCCGTCACCGTCAACGTGCATCTTCTCCCGCCAGATGCGGGACTCGTACACGTCGTAGTCCTCGCCCTGTTCCTTCGGCGTCTGCACGGGCCGCGAAAAGCTCAAGGGCGCGATGCCCTCGATCGTGAACGTCACGGCCTCGCACACTCTCGGTTGTCCGTTCGTTGACATTCTAGTTTCTCCAGAAGTTGCTGCTGTGAAAACACGTTTCGTTTCGGCTCGTGTCGTATCGAATCGTTTCGCGTCGCGTCGAATCGGTTCGGATCGGCTCGATTCGCGTCGTGTCAACAGTTTCGTATGAGTGCGACCTTTCGTTTCGGATCATCTCGATTCGATTCGATTTCAATCGTGTCGTGTCATATCGTCTCGCGTAGAATCGGCTCGTTTCACCTCGATTCAAGTCCGTTCGCGTCGCGTCGTAGTGACTCGCGTAGCTTCGACTCGAATCATCTCGTTTCGTCTCGCGTCGTTTCGCCTTGCGTCGCTTCGGTTCGGGTCAAATCGGCTCGGATCGTCTGACCTCCAATTGAAGTCCGCCCGACGCACGGGCCGGCCATCCGCGTAGGTGCGGTCCGGGCGCGTTACCGCCGCCCGCGGCCCGTGCGTCTTGGAGGACGATTGCAACACGGTGAAGGGTGTCCTACGTTCATGGCACACACACGCTACGCCGACGCCACGCCGTTCGTCAAGCCCCGGTCCGCCGATTTCTCAGCCAGCGCCGCAAGCCCGGCCTCCACGTCGGCCAGCGCCTTGTCCAAGTGCCGCTGGGCGTCCGCGCCGAACTCGCGAGTGAGATCAAGCCCGAGCGTCCGCAGCCGCAACGCGACGACGCCGAGCGCCTCACGCAGGTCCGCGACCTCCACCAGCTCGCCCCGCCGCTTGCGCAGGTCCAGCTCGCTCAGGTCCGCGCGGAACTTCCTGTACCTCTCCAACTCCGGCGAATCGGCCGGCCCGGCCAGCAGCGGGTCGGCCTCCCCGTCCGCCGCGTCTCCGTTCCGCGCACGGCTCGGCGCGCTCGCCAGCCCGCGGTACTGCTGGCGGACGCTGCGCCGCACCCGATCAATCCGCGTCTGGATCGCCGGCCCGAGCTGATACCGCACGGGCCGACCCGGCACGATCGCCTCAGCCGGAATGAAATCGCAGACCTCCGTGCGGCATGTTTTCAGATTCATGCCGAACAGGCCAGCTAAGTCAGAAGCCGTCACTGGCATCTGGACGACTTCGATCGGCCGGCGACGAGGCGGGCGCTTTTCGCTGTCCGTTGCAGCTGCCACGCGATTCCTGCCCCTTGGCGCGATCCGGGCATCCCCCGCACCATTCTAACCGCTTGCGCTCAAGGGTGGGCTTCTAAGGGGCCGCGGCGGGCCGCCGGAAGCGGGGCGTACCGATAAA